CAATAGGGCCGACGATTAAGAGCACGCTCTTCTGCAAGACTTCTCGCGTCCGAAGGCGCAGGAAAATCAACCAGCGTGTGACAGTGCCCATACGTCAGGGCACAGATCAAGAGTCGTCGAGCATATTCATCTAGATCCGACCCACATCCATCAACATCCTTATTAAAGACCTCTGTCCAGTAAGGATCACCCTCAATGCTGATAGGTTTACGCAGAATCAAGCCAGCAGCAGCTCGTAGAAGACGCTGCGTGTAAGGCGTGAAAACAGAACGATTAACTCGCGCTAAATACGCTGAATAGTCCTCACGCGGCTCTAAAGGTAGAAATGCTTCGCAGTTTTCACGCAAATACTCCGTGCCGTTTGTAACGGCTTTCATGATCTCCCAGCCTTTCATCTGGTCAATTACAGCCCGTGTACGCACAAACGGACTGTCAACACTCCCTAAATAGGAGCTGCTGACCAGATGGGTCCTGACGAGCCCTGGGACGGAGTAAGTCATGTCTTCATTTTAACCGTTGATTAGTTGTTGCAACCCCAGCGGCGACGAGCAGCTTTGCCGCGCTCGCCTGTCCAGCTCTTACTTCTTGCGCAAAAAGACTTCTTACGTGCAGCCTCTTTTTTGTTTTTTGGCTTGCCAGTTACTGGCGGTTTTAAATTAGAACCAGTTTCTCGATTGTATTTAGCTCGACCCTTAGCGGTCAGCCCAGCACCTTTGCTGACAGGACGTTTCTCGCCTCTACCGACGCTGAGGTTTGGCCCTTTTTTACGTTTTTTCTTTTCGGCCATTACTTTTTACCCCCAGGCTTACGACGTTTATGTTGATAGCCTATCTTCTTTGAACCCGTCTTTTCGCGCTTAAATCGGGCTTTTTCCGAAGAGGACATCTCACCAGTCGTTTTAGGCGTCTTGGACGACACCCGTTTTGATGGTCGGCACGCTGGATAAGCCCTGTCCTCGCCCTTGGAGCGCCCACAAGGCTTTCCGGTCTTTATATCGACCCATTTCTCGTCAAACCATCTGCCAAGACCACCACGGCCTTTACTTTTTGGTTTTGCGGGTTTTCGTGGTTTTTTTCGTTCCGCCACTGGTTGCCTTCCGGTAAGTGCCGCCACGCTTCTTATACTCGCGCACCAACCACGCATTTGCATACGCGCTCGGATAAACCGCGAACTTGCGCTTGGCTTCAGCTTTAACTCGGCTGTAAAGCGCTTTGTTTACTGGGACGTTTTCACTTGCCACAGCTGCACCGCATCTTCTTGCTGCCCTTCTTCATGCCTTTTTTCTTGCCGTTGGGCTTTTTCTTCCCACCAGCTCCGTAATGACCAGGCATGACGCAAAATGCGACGACATGCCCAGTCTAACCGTTACTTTTTCTTCTTACTAGCCTTCTTTTTGCCCTTACGGACGGCCTTCATGTAGCCCTCACACCGCTTCATTGCAGCGCTTTTCTTGGCGGCCATAATCAATGTCCAGTTGCTGCAAGCCTAGCGTCTCAAATAAATGCGGACTAGAACCGGCTCGCGCACCTGACGCCCCTTACACCTGATCCGCTGCAGGTGACTTGTCCTTCGCCTTTTGGCAAAGTTACCTAACTATCTTAGTAGATGCGGTAGCTCGTTGTTCCCAATGTCTCAGGCTTGGCAAGGTTGAATTGTTGCAGCACCAAATACCCGAAAGCATCGAAAGCGTGGTCCACACCTAGGTTTTTGTTAGGTAAACCAGTGCCTGGGGCGTAAGTCAGCGTCCGCAACGACTTGATCAGCTCTTTGCACCGTGGATGGATCTTCACTCTTCGCGCTCCAGAAGCATCCATTAGGCCAGTGTTGACCGCTGTAATCTTGTCGCGGATCTTCCACGGTGATCTTGGTGATTGAACCGTAAAACCGCTGCGCCTGAGGATTGCGTGATCCGTTACGCCCACACCACTGGTCTTTCTTGCACCGCCTGTTGGGTCAGGACAAGCAATAACCCGACGATCCACACCGTATCTACGGGTCACTTCGTCGGCGAAATCCCAAGTGGTGGCCCCACCCGTCAACATAATCTCGTCAAACACGTACAACGTGTCCTGATCCTTGACCGCACAGATGCCACTCATTGGATCCACGTTGAAGTCAACGCCCAGCAGCAACGGCTGAATTGAAATATCCTTCGCATCCGTTGAAATGTTGTCGTCCGAAAAGCTGATGGCCACCAAACCAGTCAGGTTCTCGAAGGACGCTTCAAATTCCTGGCGGAACGTGCGCGAATCAAGTTGAGCGCGGGCTGCTTCGACCTCGTGCTTACTGACGTTTCCGCCTTCAATCGTTGTATAGCTCCATCGCTGCCACTCTCCTGTTTCGTCGTCTGGGACATAACACCACAAGTCATAAAACCAGCTAGCTGTACCGTCTGGCGTCGAAATAAACAACGCCCAACCCTCTTTATCCGCTAAAGCAGGCCGGATCACCTCAAACCAGACCTCTGAATCCATAAAAGCCGCCTCATCAAGCACTACGCCCGACAAACTCCGGCCCCTCAACGCCATTGCGTTCTCTGTGCCCTTCAATTCGATCGTTGAGCCGTTAATTAGCTCGATTCGTAGGTCTGTTTCGTTCTTAGTCTTGATCCAGACCTTTGGAACTAGCTTTTTTAACGCTCTCCACGCAATATCTTTGGCCATCCGATACGTTGGGGCGCAATAAAAAAACGTTTCACCCGGACGATTGAGCGCTCCACGCAACAGCTCAACGCACGAAAGATACGATTTGCCGAATCGACGACCGGCAACTAAAACTCGGAAGCGTTTGTCGCTCGAAAAAACTTGGCCCTGGGCCCATCTCAGGCTTACGGGCTCTGCTTTTGTGCTCATGCCTAGTACATTACACAGGTTTTCAACCCCTACCCCCCTTCAAATGGCTGCAGCACGGGGTAACATCAAAGAACAGCAGTCAAATATGCAATGAATCCCGGACGCTCGCCTGATGCTGTTATCGAAGACCGTAGGCGACGTTTATACCGTCGTCAGCTAGACGGTTTGTCGGCTCGGGCACTCGTTTACGATCACGCTGAAAAAGAACAGATCGGAATCGCTACCGCTTGGCGCGATTGGGCAGCCATCAAAGAATGGAACGAAGAAGACTGGCAACGTGACCGCGAAAACATGCTTGCGCGTCTTCAACACATGCGCACCAAACTGTTCCATCAAGCCCTCAAGAAGGGGCAACTGCAGACCGCAAGCCAGGTGCTTGACTCCATCGGACGTGTCATCGGTGAATCCGTTGAGACAGTCAATATCCAGGCACCTGAACTAAAAATCTCTATCGAAGACAAGGGCGACTGATCCCCACGCTCACAACTTCAGACCACTGCCCCCACCTAAGGGGGCTTTTTTATTACACGAATACTGTTGCACAGAAATATGTTTAGGTTATGGGGCAACCCGCTATGACAGCCAGCAAACTGGAACCCTACCCCCTATGTGTGTCCAATGGGGTGCTACAATAACAGCATCAACAAAGGAGGGAGGGGTTAGCCTCACCTAGCCGGAGTTGCTAACTAACACCACTGCTGTGGTACAATAGTTAGGAAGGCGGGGAAGCAGTCCCGCACCAGCACCTAGACAACGTGGGCAGCGCTCACTTCATACAGTCTGATCGCGATTCGCTGGATTCAGCGGCTGGCCTGGGTTCATCCCAGCAAAGCTCACAACTGTTCCCAGCGATTAAGCGCCCACGGGTGCCGCTATCAGCAACGAACAAAAGCCAACCTACTTAACACCATGGAAACCAAAGTGCAGACGGTTCACAGTGTCACCACTGGACGCGTCGAGATTGGAGGAGGTCGCATCGTTGCGATCTGCGAAACATCCGGCGACAGTGTGACGCTGGAGGTGCCTTACGGTGCTGTGACTGAAGCGGTTGAGAAGTATCTCACCGACCGACTGACACGCTGGGATCGCGATCGCATCATCACGATGCTGACCGATCTCAACCGCGAGGCAGACGCCAAGGCAGAAGCCAAGGCCTGAACCGTACCAATCAACTCAACCCATGAAATCGTTTCTGTCTGTGCTGGCTGCCTACGTGGCGGCCGGCGCTTTTGGTGTTGCTTTCGTTAGCAACATCGCCGCACCAAGCCACAGCGGCACTCAGGTTTACAACCGGGTGATCCGCTGATGGCTTACCTAGTGCAAGTTTGGCGAGGCATCCCACAATCTGGGGGCCTCGGTTGGGTGACTTATGGGGCACCACGTAGCAGGAGAGAAGCCGAAAAGCTTCTTTTCTATGCTGCCAGGATCCGCCCCAATTACTCCCACAAACTGGAGCCTGTCACGCCATGGTGATCATCTGCATCACAGAATCACGGGACGAGAAGATTTTGCATCTTCCGAACACTTCAAAGGATGACGCACTTAAGCAAGTGGATTATCTGAAGAAGTGCAATCCCACTAAGCAGTTCATCTTAAAAGCCTCGGAATAATCCGGGGCTCTTTTTTATTATGAAAACAACGATTCCATCAGCAACCTTTAAGCGGCTTTGCCAGATTCAGCGCCATTTGCACAAATGGGCAGAGGATGAGTGCAACGGGTTCATCCAATGGGATGATCCCGATTGCACAATTCCACGGCGTTACTATCTCGACCAATATGGGACACCTACCCGTAAGGGTCCGGTGATCCCGAATCGAGAAGCAAAGTACCTTAAAGAAGCGGAGACGCTAGCGGCTGAATGTGGTGGCAAGATCTATCACCAAGGCGACCCTAGGGGCTGTGCCCTGTATTTTTACAGGGATTCAGATCTAGAAGGCCGGAATTTTCCGATCGACCAGATCTACAACACAGCAGCGCTAGCGTGCTGCGATTAACGCACCAAACAACAGCAGCCCGGTTTAACCGCCGGGGTTTTTTCCTATGTACTTTGACCGGTTCGACATTTGCGAGGCTCACTACATGTTCGCCATGCTTTGGCATGACGGGATGTGGGGAGAGATCTACGGCAAGTTCGGGCAACTGGAGCGGATACAGTTCCGCCCCAGTCCTTGCTTGAGTGAGCCTAAAGATCTGGGCGAGAACGCCCGCGAGATTTACCGCCAGTTGGTGGTGAATCATTGCGGCATCAAATCCACCGCTCCAAAATCCTGAGCCCCTAACGGGGCTTTTTTTATGAGGAGAGCTTGATCAGGCAATTTTCACCACGGCATTCGACCAGCTTGGATCGGATCCAGTTAAGGCGACCGGCAACCCTTCGACCGTCGTTGGTGTCCTTGTAACAGTGGAGAGCTTCGAGCAGAAGCATCCACTCATCAGGGCAGAAATGAATGGTCTTAGTAGGCGTCGGTTCTGCCATGAATGGACTGGTTGCGGTTTCCGTGAATGGTCTGTATTGTAGTACAGGAGTCAAGGGGATGACCCTTGCTCCGTTCCAACAAACTCAAACCCTACCAATGAAAAAACACGTGCACAGTCATTTCTACCTGGATGACAACTCGCAACTCACTTTGTCATGCGGCTCAGTCATCGCTAGTGATTCGTCTGTCGAGACTATCTCGATTTACGCAGGGGTAGATGCCATAGATGACGCAATCGACAAGTATCTGCCGCTATGCGACCGCTCCACACAAGAGCGGTTCATGCAGACCCTTACCGATCACATCCGCAAGGTGGACAGCGTAGAAGCATGAAGCGGACTCCAGAAGAAGTGGAGGCCCACCAGGAGCACGCTAAAAAGCTCCTGGACATGGGTCTTCAGAAAGCCGATGTGGCCGCAACGCTCCAACGCAAATTCAACCTATCTCGCGCAACCAGTTATCGAGACATCGATGAAGCAGACATTTTGCGCGAAAAGGAAGACCACACGATCGAAGCTGATCCCGTTCCAGTGATCTCATTCCAGGATCGGGACGCTTTGATGCGGATGACCCGGCAACTCCTGATCGACGCCTATACCGATGGCAACGTTCAGGATTACGCCAGGCTGATCCGTGAATACGAAAGGCTTGCCCGTATGGGTGGCCTGTCTCAAAAGTTCTGAGACGTTTGTCTCACATCATCAAACCAATGAACTACTTCCCCAATCGCCTCACCAATGCCACCGCTCCAATGACAAACAAGGTGGTTACAGACTGGAAGCCCGTAGACCGGTGGACTCGTGCCGGTTCTTGCGGTCGTCTGATCAAATGTCCCCATTGCAGTCACGAAAATCGTGTCTATCACTTCTCATGGTGTGCTGTGACATGCCAAAGCTGTAAACGCATGGTGGATAAGTCCGACTGGAGTTACAAGCAATGACCTTTACCGATCATGAGCTTGAGCTGCTGGTTGACTCAATCACCTGGGAGCTTGACTTCCTTGAGTCTTCCGGCTGGCACGACTCTCCGCGCCATCAAACCCTTACTGACCTTCAAACCCGCATCCAATCATTCCTTGATCAACAATGACCATCATCCGTTACGACGACATCGACGATCTTCTGCCTTCCGAGTACAAAGATCCCTGGCCACCCTCTGACGAGGAAATCGAAATGCTCGAATGGCTTGCTGAACAAGAAGAACTAGAGCGCTCTATCCCGAGCGCTGCTGAACGTAACTCCACTCTCAAATGATGACCCGTCAAGACTGCGACCGCTCCATCAATCAACTGCTCTGCCTCATCCTTGGCAGCCAAAAGTCCAGAGCATCAAACCATCTCAGCTACAAGCCCGCAGAACGCATTGAGTTCTGCTTCAAGCTTGTTCAGCAGGAAATGGAGCAGGTTGTGCGTACCGCTGATCCTGAGGCCTTACAGAAGGGTCTCAGCGATGGTCAACGCCAGCTCTCCAGTCTCCAATCCCTGAAAACCCTC